CGCGATGTATTTTACCGCCGTGCGCTTTACCGATGCGCTGGGGTTTGAAATCGTCTCTCATGTTGGGTCTGTACTTTTTGAAGCCGGACCCACTGGGGGACAGGTTGTTGTTATAGTGGTCCTGTTCTTGAGAAGTCAGGTTACTGAAGTTCTCTTGCGCGATACGTCTTATTTCCTTGTCACTCCGCATCTATGACCATCTCTTTCTTCGGTGGCAGCAGATCTACCCCATGGATAGCCTGTACGTTGTGATTCATTGTCTCTTGTTTACCGAGGCCGACACGGTTGAGTACCGCTTCTGCAGCCCGCAGCTTCAGGTCGTCGCCCCGTTCGATGACGGGTGTATCGACAAGCTCCACCATCTTGTTCGCGGCACGGAGACTGTGACCAGCGAGGACGGCTCGTGTGCGGTCCACAATCTCATCCGCCAATCTATCCCGCAACCACGTCACAGAACCCACGGAATATCCCGCAGCTTCGGCAGCTTGATTGAAGTGTCCACCGTTTTCGAACAACGCAGTGAGAAAAGTCTCCTGTTTATCAGAGAGAGACTTCTTTTCTCTCGATTGAGGAAGAAGATTCATCGGGTATCCGGTGTTTTGTGTGAGGTAGCTGGCTGCGTTCCGGGGTAATACCGTCTTTTTTAAAAAATAAAGATTTGAGTAGAGGCTTCCCACTGTTTTGCAACACCAGCAACCTCCATTATGGGTGTGGTATCGTTGTTTGTCAACACCTTTTGACACACACAATAAAAAAAATTACACAGGGGTGCTTTTTTGTGTTGACAGATGGCGTATACGGGTATACAATGGTCTATAACCCGCCGGGTAAACCCCCCATGTTACCCATGGCTACATAACGAGTTCGCAGGACCCCCACAAAGGGTCCTTTTTTTGTGTCCGGTGTGTACCCGTGGGGTACATAACGAGTTCGCGGGAACCCCATACAGGTAACTACAAAAATAAGAAAATATATCGGGATTGCTAGCAGGTGTGGGGGGTCCCCCAGTGGCCCATGCGTACCCGTGTGCGTCATATTTTTTATTTAAGCATCATTGATGTCTCGTCATTACCTGACAGGCACCCAAACCCCGCGAACTAGATGAACATACACCACCGAACAACATACGCCCACCTGCGCGGGTGCACGTTTTGTCATTTGTCATGTTTACGCTGTGTTTTATGGCATGTATCCCTAAGAGTTGCCCGTCTCTGTTAATATAACTAGCAATGCAAGGACAATAGACAGGGCACCTTTCCAAGCAATACCAATGCTTACAGGCATATTCCAGCACCACACACAAAAACACCCGCCAAGACTATTGACGGGTGCTTCTGGGAGAAACTGTGGGCTAGTCCAATAATAGTAAAAGAACTAGCAGGATATGTAAAGCACTCATGATGCCGTCGCCAGTATTGTTACCAAACAAAGAAACAAACAGGCATAGAACGCCACAAACCCGTAACGGTCTATCATCATTTGGCCCCCTTGATTATGTGGATATCTGCAACGGTCTTCACCGTCTTCTCGAATGAATAACCAGACACCCCGAACGCCTCAAGGCTGGCTTTCAATACGTTCACCTGATTATCAAGCTGGCTCACCATATTGTGAATAAGCCGTAATTGCTCGACAGGTACGACGGCAAGCTGGTCGGCGTTATCGCTGGTGATGTTGTAGTCTATCATCTCTTTATTCATGACCTCTTCCTTTACTCTGTGATTGAAACGTCAAAGCTAAGACGGTTCTTGATAATTTCTATTACCATATCCTCAAGCCGATAATCAAGCTCAGACTGGATAAAGTCCTCAATCTCTGACCGACTAAGTAATTCGCGGTCGTCAATCTCGCCTGCTACCTTGTCGGTTATGACGGTATCCAGCGCGGTTATGATATCAGTTGTCGCCATGATTACGCCCCCCTTCTGGCTAGCTGATATTTACCTTTGCGGGTTCCAGCCCGTATGCTTTCGATTGCATAACCATCGCGCCGCAATTCCTTAATATAGGTATATGCGCTGGCTTTGGTGATACCTGCATCGCTGGCAAGCGTGTTGATTGTGACGGGATAGACGCGCCGCTCAAGCACTGCAAGAAGAGCATCCCTCTTGGTACGTCGAAAAGACGGAATCTTGGTTATCTGCTTTTTGTTGTCGATATATGCGGCAAGTAATTCCGCCGCCTTCTCGACATGTTCGCGGCTCATCTTATCGCTACGGGTTGCAAGTGTGAGCTGTGTTTTGATTTGGTCTAACATGGTTCTTGTTCCTTTCTATTGAACAAAGATTGAGTAGATAATTAAGCATAACAGAACAACAGTCATCGTTCTATAAATAACGTATAGAGCTTCCACTAGCAATGGTCCCCCAGCTTGCCAGTCAGCATCATGATTTCATCAAAATGCTTTCCTGCGGTTTCATTATCGCCGGACATGGCGGCTTCTGCTAACAGGGCAAGTGATGCCCTGATTGCTGTTTTGATTTCGAGAATAGACATTATGCCGCCGCCAATTCTAGGGACTGCCAAGCGTCACCCGTTAGGATATCCCGAACGAAGCCCGAACGGGTACGCTGTGCTTCATGCTGTTTTTGGGTGGATATCCCCTTTTCCATTGTATGGGTGGACCAGTGAGTGAGCGCATTATATCCTGCCCACATCGTCTCGCCCAGTTCGTCAGTCTCTTCTGTGAATAAGTCCATCATGTAATTAAACAGACTTTTATTTACCAGACGGTCGCCTTCATTATCGCTTGGCCTTGCTGGTCTGGCACAAATAGAACCTTCCAATATTTCGGCAAACTGCCTAGATGATAGCGAACGACGCGCCCAGCTATCCATCAATTCACGCTGGCTGGTGAACATATCCAAAGATAGCATGGCCTTCCCAGTCATTGCGCTGGTGTCCAGATTGCGGGTATGCCTGCGCTTCTGGTGGTAAGCCTTTTCCCCGCCGAAGACTAGGGTATTGCGGCATAGGTCACGATAGGCACCAGAGAAGACCTGAAACGCCCATGACATATCAATCGAATTAAAAACATCCAAGCGCGGCACGACGCTATCATTGCCCGCCCTGCTTTTCACTTCAGACGTTAAATCGGTAAAGTATATTGTCCGATGCGCCTTCTTCCCTTGTTCGAAAAGACGGTCTACCACCTTAACAGACTGATTCCGCAATTCGCTATCTTGGATTTGTTCAGCCTGCTTTGCTAACATCGTTTCATGTGGCACTAGCTGGTAGGATTTGGGGACGGGTCGCATCTGGACAACTTCACCGGATGCCCGATTAAAGATAGCATCGAAGCCCGTCATTCTTTCAGGGTGCACGATATCATCAATAGTCGGTTCCGCAACAACTGGCACCCGTTCGAATACGGCCCGCTGTGTGAATAGGTCAAGATTGAACGGGTTGGAATGTTCGAATTGCCACCCGTCCCGTATCTCTCTAAGATTTCCGAATGGAAGGGTTGTTAAATCATTAGGCATGTGATGCCCCTTTCGTTGTGGTTAGAATATCCGGCAAAAGGCCGGGGTATTTACAGGATAAACACAGACCGGAAACAATGTAAACAACAAATATTTCGGCAGCGTTTTGATGATAATTTAGCCCCCAGTCTCGCCAATTATCCGATATATCCAGACCAGCCCGCCCTACAGAACTAAGAACCTAGAGAGCTTGTGATATATCCCCTTAAAATTGTTTAGCGTGGCTCATTTGTCATTTAATGCGTGGCAAATAAAACTTGCTTATCTGGTGCCGACCAGCAAAGCGCACAGTTTGCACAGTTTGCAACCTGTCCTGTTTGTTCTGGACAAGCAAACGATTTTCCTTTTGCTGGTTGCGTTCTTTCTAGACTATTAGCTGAAAAGGAAATGTCTAGGTCATTACTGAAACGAACAGACCAGCGGGTGCCGTGTACATGCCGGACATTAGCAAGGGCCTGTCCTATTGGCTCATCTTTAGAGCGTCCGGTATATCCCCAAGCCGCAAGGTTATCATGCAGATAAAGCATACGGTCCCAGAAGGTCACATAGTCTACAGAATAAAAATCACCCAGAACATGAAGCCGGACTATCACGCCTTTATACGTGGCGCATAATTCTTTTAGCTCTTCTTCTATCTTGGCCTCAAGTGCTGGCCCGTGTTCGATACGATGCGCGAAGGCCATGTTGTTACCATAGCAATCATCCCAATGATAACAAGAGCGCGGGCAGGTTGCCCGTTCTTCTAATGTAAGAGTAAGAATGACATAGCCTTTGAACTGGCCTTTCTTTACAATAGCTAGCTTTCCCTTATCTGCTATCTTGGCATTCTTGCTATGCTTCAAAGCGCCCGTCTTTATATCTGTGATAGAGCGACGGGCCTTTGGATACATGGTAAAGGCTGGCTTGTTTGTATCTGCTTTTTTCATCGGTTCGGTTCCTTTTCATATGTGGCACCTTAACCGTTAAACAAACCAGCCCCCATTGTCAAGCGTGTTTTGTAAATCTAGAAACCCAACACGCCGCGCAAAAATAACCCTTTCCATCCTGCATAACATCGGCCCGACTACCGCACTCACACTTAGCAGATGCAAGCAATTCAACTACTGTTTTATAGCGTGGGTGATTTGTCACGTTTGCGTTTGCCATTTGTCATCCTTTCCTTTCTCTTCCTCATCTTGTCAGCTATCGTTGCCTTACTATCAAGTTTTACGTCGATTGAAAATGTATCCATCCAGCATTTATCACAGTAAAGAGTATAGCCCCAAGTGCCGTCAGTATCTTGAGTAAGTTCGGCGGTATTGTCACACGGGGGCATGATACACTGAGAGACAGACGGCATTGCTTCTAACATTTCACGACGATAGTTTGTCATCGGTTTAGCGTGGGTCATTTGTCAGCCTTGTGTTTTGCTCTTGTCTCGCTTGGCGTGAGGTATTCATAATCAGAATATCTGTTGCGGTACTTGCCATGTTCGCAGGCTGTCATCTCTTGTCCCATATCAAACATGTCGGCCAATCTGAATTCTACAACATCCAGATAGCAAACGTCATCGTAACTGAGTGGGGTTTTGTCATCTGTCAACCTGTTCATATCTTTAACACGATTGATAATCTCTAAGAGTTGCTTCTTCTGCTTACAGGTGAGATTGATTTTGTGTGGTCTATTTGTCATAGGTACTCGCTCCATTTTTCATCCCATGCTTGGGTCAATAGTTCATCAAGTTCAGCATTTGTCATGTGTGCCATCTTGTCTCGGTGTGGTGTCATTCGTTCTAGGAATTGTCCTCTGTATTCACAACAGCCAGCCCAGAACGATGCCTTCTCCCAATAGTCCTCTTCGAGGTCCATTGCAAGCTGTTTCATTTTACCCATCTTGCGTATGCTCCTGTCCCTCTGTTAGCAAGCCTTGAAACTCCTGCTCTAGTTCTTCGGTGAGTATTTCCTCTGATAATTCCACAACACGTCTTGCCCACTTGTTTATCTGGGAATAGTTCTGGGGTTCATCTATGACAAGGTAACTCAGCATAGACGTTGCCGCCAGAATTTTGTTATGGGCTAATTGCTTTGGTGTTTCAAACTGGCTCATTCTACATTCTCCTGATACCATGTCTTGAATTTTTGATAGGCTAGTAGCTTGTATGCATACAGGTGTATCTCTTCCCACTCGTTAATGGGGTCAATGTCACCGTAGGTAAATGTTGTTTCTATCTCACTCTCTATCATCACCATCAGGGCGTTAGCATCTATCGGTGTTAGTTCTAGCTTTACTATTTTCTTTTTACTCATCGTCATTCCCTTCTTCTATAAAATCATCTGACCCACAGCCCTGACAAAATCCGCCAGTGTCCCAGTCAATGTGCTTTAGGTCGTTATAGCTATCATGGTAGGTACCACAATCCTTGCAGGTAAGTCCAGACATTTTACCACAACCTCTTAAACACGTGGGTATCAGTTGTCCTATGTCCCTTTTCCATCTTTGTAGCGTAGGCAATACAGCTTGTCCCCGAATCGTCTTCCTCACGCCAGAAGTTAAAATCGTAGTGTTTGCCGTCCAGTTCTACTTCCATCCACTCGTCACCTTCCCAGCCTGTATCCACTAACTGTGCATGTAGGTAGTGAGAAGTAGCCATCAAGAAACCATGCTCGTAGTCTGTAAGTTCCATAGTGCCTTCGCTATCAGGGTTCACATAAAGGTCTGGATGGATACTGTCCATGCGTTCAGTGGAATACTTACAGATATATAGTTCGGGATGCTCCCAGCCATCACCGTTCCAATGTTCGTCACTAACACTGTTGGGGTCTATCTGTGCTTCTGCTTCTTCGGCAGTGTCTGCACTTACAATAAATTCAGCAAAGTCGTAGCCTTGCTTTGCTACCCTGACATTCCATTCGTACTTGCCTGTTGACATTTTATTTCCCTTCGGTTGGTTGCTGTTTCATTACCTATACAGCAAACTATCCGGTATGTCAAACAAAAAGAAACGGGGCCACCCCGAAAGGTAACCCCGCTCTTCTGTCAACCACAACAGAAAGGCACTATACGGTGCATATAGAAAGGAGAAAAGCTATGCGACTTCGTATAGTGTCATTAGTTTTACCACGTATTCTCTGTTAGTGTCAAGCCATTTGTCACATTCTTTTTTATTTTTTGACACGAACACAGAAACCCACTTAGGTAAGTCCACAGCTTTATGTTCCTTGACAAGCTCTTTGTCAGTGTGTCCAATTCGTACACAAGAAGCTGGCGTTAGTACTTGCCATGCTTTGTCGAACTCTCTCTGTTCTACTACAGGTTTCGGATTTCTTTTGCTCATGTCTTTTCTTCTTCCGCTCTTTCAGCTTCTATAACTTGGATGTATATGTCGATTGCTTCTCTGATTAAGTCAGCAACACTCACTTGTTCTAGCTCAGTTCTTTGTTTGTCATGTGCGGCCTTCGATAGAAAGTCCCACTGTTCAACTGTCATCAGAAGATTGTACGTCTTCGTCTTGTCTGGTAGCTTGTTCGGTCTGGGCATCTTGTTCCTCGTATAGTTCAGCAACCCAATCATATTGCTCATCTCTAAGCGTGGGTCTTTTGTCTTGTATTACTCTACTACGATATTTACTACTATGTAAATCTTTTACTATAGGATTCTTCTTATTCATAATAGTATATCCTTTATATGTGGTATTACCCAGCGGGGTATAGAAGGTTAATAGCATGGTTAGCCGCACTCGTCAAGACAAAAAATAAAGTTGACAGCGTTTTGTGTTTGTCATATAGGTATCTCATGGCACACTGGATAAAAGATTACGTGATGGGTTTGGCTCTGCAACCGAATGGTCGGATGCGTGTTGATTGTCCTGTCTGCGGAAAGAAGAATACATTTAGCGTTGGCGAACAGAATGGTCAACGCCTCTATCATTGCTTTCATGCAGATTGTACAGCGTCAGGTCGAACAGGTTTTCGTTTAAGTAAAGATGTAACGACGCATCCTTTGCTATTGAAAACAAAGAGAAAACAGGAGGTCGTCCCATCTTCAGATGCGTTCGAGATGCCCGATACTTTTGTACCGATATCACGAAGTCCAGAAGCAGTTGCCTACCTCAAGCGGGTCAATGCGTACGAAGCGTACCTCGAAGGTCGAGTGGACTTGCGGTTTGATTTTAAGATGAATCGCATAGTGTACTTGATTACAGATGGTAGGCGTGTTGTTGATGCCGCAGGTAGAACTTTAACGGGCGAGAAGCCCAAGTGGTGGAGATATGGAAAGTCAGGTAGTCCTTTCGTTTGCGGCAGTGGACCTGTCGCTATTCTTCTCGAAGATTGCGCTAGTGCTTGTTGTGTATCTGATATTTTTTCGGGGGTAGCCCTGTTGGGAACGAACCTTCTTGACACACACAAGAAGGTGCTTCAGAAATACGACATGGTATATGTAGCACTCGATAAGGATGCTACCCAAAAGGCACTAGAAATTGTAAGAAAGTTACGCGGTGTTGTACCCGCTACGATGATGATTTTAAATCAAGACTTAAAGGATATGGATAATGACACAAGACAACGCACACTCTCAAGGTACGTCACTTGAGCATCAGGTGCTGGGGTTCATACTGAACCACGAGTTCTATAACCAAGTGAAGAACATCCTTGACAAGGAAATGTTCGCAGGCAGAGATGCTACCGTGTTCGATACAATAACATACGGACACAAAGAATATGACGTGGATATACACCCGAATCAGTTGGCGGCTCTCTTGCATGACAGAAACCCTGCTATGCCTACCAGTGCCATGACCGAACTATACGCCATAGTAGATGCCCTAACACTGAGGGTGTCTCCTGATATGTCTCTTGAGATGGATGTCGTCAAGAACTTCTGGGTACGAGATAGGGCGAGACAGATTGGTGAGAAGGCCATCGCTATATTCACAGGCGAATCAGAACACTTCGGAGAACTGAAGACACTCATAGATATGGTAGAGGATGGGCGTATGTCCGACAAGACTACCTACAGTGAGATGGACAAAGGTTTTGCAGAGCTTCTCGAAGGAGAGACAGGAGAACCAGACTTCCCTTTTAGCTGGGACTTGTTAGCTGAGAACCTAGCAGGTATGGACAGGGGAAACCTAGGTATAATCTTTGCACGTCCTGAGGTGGGCAAGACCACGTTCTGTGCTTTCATCGCGTCTAGTTACATCAAGCAGAAGCAGAAGGTGGTGTACTGGGCAAACGAGGAACCAGCAGAAAAAATTAAAATGCGTATCATCCAGAGCTATTTTGGCCTGACCCGTGAACACATGCTGCAACAGAGTGATAGCCTTGCCAAGGTCTACACAGAGGACATCGAACCGTACCTCATAGTTATGGACTCAGTGGGAACATCCATGTCAGAACTCAACGACTATGCCTTGCTGAACGAACCCGACGTTATGTTCTGTGACCAGTTGGATAAGTTCAGGGTAGACGGTGAGTTCAACAGGGGCGACGAGAAGCTCAAGGAGATATATGTGACAGCACGAGAGATTGCCAAGCGTAACAAACTTCTTGTGTGGTCAGTTAGTCAGGCCAGCTTCGAAGCACATGACCGCCAGTTCATCGACTACTCCATGTTGGATGGTTCACGTACTGGCAAGGCAGGTGAGGCGGATGTCATCATTGGCATCGGTAAGACTGGCACCTCAGAAGAAGAGAATACAGCACGACACATCTGTATCTCAAAGAACAAACTGAATGGGTGGCATGGTATGTTCACCAGCCACATAGATGTACACACGGGGGTTTATTACTAATGAGAGTCCTGACGTTTGATGTGGAGACAACCCACAAAGAGAAAGCCAATGGTTCGTCCACACCATTGCCTTACTTCGGCAACACCCTAGTGTCTGTTGGTTACAAGTGGTTAGGCATGGACAAGGTGAAGTACCTCTGCTTCGACCACAGCACTGAGCCACCCAGCACTGACGGCTTCAACATCTTTCAAGATGCCTTGAACCTTGCTGATGTAGTCGTAGGTCACAACATCAAGTTCGACTTGTCTTGGGTACGTGAGTGCAACTTCAAGTATGAGGGTCATGTGTATGACACGATGGTTGCAGAGTATGTGCTATCGAAAGCACGGCGTTGGCCTTTGTCTTTGTCTGCTGTTGCAGAGAAGTACGGCGGCGTTCAGAAAGAGAAGGACCTGATTACACCATACTTCAAGGAAGGTAAGACCTTTCACGAAATACCTTGGCATACCATTCGCGAGTATGGTATAGCAGACGTGATGGCTACAGAACAAGTAGCTGTTGCACAACTCAAAGCCTATGGCTGTTCAACATTTGAGGAACTATATAATGTCCAACCTAAAGCCCACACTGCTTCTGTCGCTTGAGATGACCAATGTTCTGGCTCACATAGAGCAGAACGGAATCAAGATTAACAAGAACACACTCACTGAAATCCGCAATGAATACGAACAAGAACTGTTCACCCTAGAGCGGCGGCTAAATATACTTGCCGCGAACTCGATGGGGGACACTCCTGTAAACCTCGACAGCCCCGATGACCGCTCGATGATTCTCTACTCTTGTAAGGTACGAGACAAAAGAAAGTGGGCAGACATATTCAACCTAGGACACGAGATGCGTGGCGCAACAAAGAAGCCCAAGATGCGTCGTCGTATGTCTCGTGCAGAGTTCAACCGTCATGTACTCAATGAGACTGACGTGATGTACAAGACTGTGGGCAGCCAATGTTCGGACTGCTCTGGTAAGGGTAGGTTCAACCCCCTGAAGAAAGATGGCACCATAGGTAAAGCCGTGCGTATCTGCAAGACCTGCGACGGTAAAGGTGTCAAGTACACTCGTACCCCTGAGATTGCAGGCTTCAAGATATTACCGCGTGACACATTTGACACAGCATCAGGCGGGTTCAAGACAGATAAAGAAACCCTAGAAGATTTGTCATTGACCTTACGTGGTGATGCCCGTGAGTTTGCCCAGTCCTACATCCGATACTCTGCCCTGCGAACATACCTGCGTTCCTTTGTAGATGGCATGGAGAACAACATGGACGGCAACGGCTTCATCCACACAGAGTTTATGCAGTGTGTGACAGCCACAGGTAGGTTGTCCAGTCGCAACCCCAACTTCCAGAACATGCCGCGAGGTACCACGTTTGCCATTCGTCGGGCAATCGAAAGTCGGTTCGAGGGTGGCTCCATCTTAGAAGGTGACTATGCACAGCTAGAGTTTCGTGTTGCAGGGTTCCTCGCTCAAGATGATGCCATCAAGACAGACGTGGAGATAGGCACCGATGTTCATACCTACACTGCCAGTGTTATCGGATGTACCAGACAAGAAGCGAAGGCACACACATTCAAGCCACTGTATGGTGGTGTGAGTGGTACCGATGACCAGCAGAGATACTATCGTGCGTTCAAAGATAAGTACAAAGGCGTGACAGAATGGCACAAGGTGCTACAAAAAGATGCAGTAACAAAAAAAGAAATAACTCTGCCGTCAGGTCGGATATACGCTTTTCCTGACGCAAAGTGGACAGAGTGGGGTACTGCTACCAATCGTACAGCTATCTGTAATTACCCTGTTCAGGGGTTTGCCACTGCAGATTTACTGCCGATGGCTCTTGTCAAACTACATCAAGATATGATAGACAAGTCTATGAAATCTCTCATCTGTAATACGGTACACGATTCTATTGTAATAGATGTGTATCCCGGCGAAGAACAGATGTGCATCGAGACTATGGCGGCGGCTATGCTCTGCTTGCCACAAGAAACAGAACGTCGTTACGATATCAGTTACGACATGCCTGTAGGGATTGAATTAAAAATGGGTACGAATTGGCTTGACTTAGAACCTGTTTATGAGGTATAATCCTTTTACGTTAAACTTTAACCCAAGAGAGGTATAAACCATGGGTACACAACTTACGACTATCGACACTGAACTAGACGGCATCCTTGCCGCAATCGAACTCAACGACGATGCTGCAATCATGGCGGCAACGGGACAGGCAGATACAACTGCCAGTTCTAACAAGGGGCTTCCTAAACTGAGCATCAACTACCACGAGGATTCGGATGATGGTCATTCAATCCCCAAGGGTGACTGGCGCATCAACGACGGCACAGGAGATGTGTATGCACCCAAGGTGTTTATTCGCCCCCTGTTTCGTACATACAACTGGTCGGTATGGGACGAAGAAACCACCAAGTTCTCTGCCACTTCCATTCAACGTCCGACTATCTCAGGCGACTTCCCTGATTCAACAGGCGGCAACAAGTGCGGCAGACTCGCTAAACAGGAAGAAGAGACCCTGTCAGACGATGACCCACGGGTACTACTCAGCCGTTCGGTTACTTGCAATCAAATCATCTATGGTATCATCGACGTTAAGGATGGTGTTTACGCAGATGGTTCAGCGGCAGTCATCGAGGGTATGCCTTTCGTAGCTTACTTCAAGAAGTCAGGCTTCATTCCTGTGCGTAACTTCATCGACCAAGAGTTGACACGCAAGAAGAAAGTCTTGATGCAGAAGTCCTACATCGAACTGACTACAGAGAAACAGAAGAAAGGTACACTCACCTACTTCACTCCTAAGTTAGCTTTCGTAAAAGAAGTGAGCATGTCAGACAGCGACAAGTCCCTAATCAAAGACTTCACAAGTACAGTGAAGGGCTTCAACGAAAAGATTATGGGCGACTACACCTCTGCAACTAAGGCTACTTTGTCCGATGCAGATGCCGATATGTCTAAGCGGTTCGGCTAATGCTAGCTCTTGTAGAAATACAGGACTTCCTTCAACAGGCAGGGCGGGGAGAGATTGACTCTTCCCGCTTTGAGTCCCTCATCAAACAGTTTGGTAAAGACTGCGAGGACTCTCTTCGAAAGCAACTGTCACGCAGAGATGGGTATCGTATCCGCATGTCGGGTCTCGGTCGTCCTCTCTGTCAGCAGAAGATGGAGAAGAAGGGTCACAAGCAAGATGTTGCCTACAATGATGTGGTGCGTTTCCTGATTGGGGACTTGGTGGAAGCTGTTGCTATCTTCACCATGAAAGCCGCAGGTGTAAATGTTGTGGATACCCAGCGTTCCTGCGAACTCAATCTGTCAGGCGAGAAGATTAAAGGTACTCTCGATTTGATTATGGATGATGGCGAGGAGAAGGTGTGGGATGTCAAGTCTGCCAGCCCATGGGCTTTCGACAATAAGTTCGGGGGACGTGGTGGCTACGATGCAATCAAGGACGATGACCCGTTTGGTTATGTCATGCAGGGACACTTGTATGCCGAGTCTGAGAACAAGCCGTTCGGTGGTTGGATTGCAATTAACAAGTCCACAGGTGAGTGGGCATTTGTCGAGGCACCCGAAGACCAAAAAGAAGAACGAGAAGCCTGTTTAAAGGACGCTGAGAGCCGCGTGGATAGCATCCTCAACGACGATAATATAGTCATACCCTTCACGCCTACTGACGAAACCTACAGGCTTAAAGGCGAGATTGTCAAAACCGGAAACAAGCTGATGCCCAAGAC